CAGCCAATTAGCAAGTTCAGGATACAACAGCCAATTAGCAAGTTCAGGAGACAACAGCCAATTAGCAAGTTCAGGAGACAACAGCAAATTAGCAAGTTCAGGAGACTACAGCCAATTAGCAAGTTCAGGATATTATAGCAATATATCACATGATAAAGGAATAGAAAATGTTGTTTGTAATATAGGAATTTACGGAAAAGCAAGAGGAATAAAAGGAGATATTTTAGTATTAGCAGAATACAAAAAGATAGATAGTCCAAAACATAGAACATATGTATATAAACCAATATGTGTTAAATCAAAGAAAATAGACGGAAAATTCATAAAAGAAAATACATATTACAAACTAGAAAACAAGAAGTTTGTGGAGGTAGAAGATGATAACGATTAAAGAAGGAAACATATTAGATTGCACAGAAAATATAATAGTTCATCAAGTAAATGTACAAGGAGTAATGCGGAGGTGGAGTTGCTAGACAACTCGCCGACCGTTATGAAGGATTAGAAGATTTTTATTCAAGACACTGTAAAGAATTAAATAATAATTACGAATATTTAAGCGAAACAGTATTATTTTATGGAGATTACAATAAAACAATAGCGAATATGTTTAGCCAAAGACCTAATTTTGACACGGATTACATAGCAATGAAAAAATGTTTAAGATATATAAAACAGTGGGCAGAAAATAATAATTTAAGCATAGCAATACCTTATGGAATAGGATGTGGAATAGCAAATGGAGATTGGAACAAAGTTTATAAAATAATAGAAGAAGTGTTTAGCAATTATAGTGTAACTTTATATAAGTTAAGAGAGGAGTAAATAAGATATGGAAATATATTATGGTGGTAGAGGCAATGGAAAAACAATAAAGGCAATTAAATTATCTATAGAAAAACAAATGCCAATAGTATGTTGGAGTTATGAACATAAAAAGCAAATAGAACAAATAGCTAGAGAAATAGACGTAAAAATGATAATGCCAGAACCAATATTGGTAACAGAAGTAAGAAAAAAAGTAATAGGTAATAGAAGAGGTTTAATAGTTGATGATTTAGATATTCTTTTGAGAAGGATCTTAGATGATAATGTTTATTATGCTACTATGGGAGATTGCAATTGTATGTATTTAAAATGGTGAGAGGAGTGATACATAGTGAAAGAAAAAATAAATAAAAGAACAACTAAAGATAGTATTGAATATTTGGAACTGCAGTGTATTGTTAATAATAGAATACATGATTATATATCAAAGTATCATAATTACCCTAAATATATCAAATTACCTTTATGGATATTTGAATGTTTAAAACAAACAATGTGTGAAGTAGACTTAAAAATAGATTATAAAACAGAAGAATTTACTTTTTTTGATTTAAAAGTTTGTGAAACAGTTAGTATAGAAAAAGCAGAAGAAATCGAGGTGTTTTAAGTGAAAGAAAATAGTAAATCAGCAATATATAATTTTGGAGAATATGATACAGTTTATGTTCCCAGGGGTATAACCTTAGAGGAAGCTATAGAATGGTATACAAAAGAGTATGATGAGATAGAGGAAAACGAAATTAATGAAGTTGATTATACAAAAGGATTTTGGGATTGTAATGTTTCAAAAGAAAAGTTAAAAGAAATAGGTAAAGGTTGGTATAATGGAGACCAATGGAATTTAAATAAAAATGGGAAAATACAAGAAGGAACAATACAAGCTATACAAGGAGATTTATATATTTTTAAAACATTTGAAACAGCTTTAAAAGAAAATGAAGAACTAAATTCAGATATATTTGTATTGTGTTCAGAAATATTTTAGGAGGTGTTTTAAGTGGAAGAATGTAATTTTATACAAAAAGATGATTATGATTATATTATATATGAGTGTAGTAATTGTAAAGAAGAGTGGTATTTTGAATATGGAACACCAGAAGATAATAGCTATAATTATTGCCCTAAATGTGGAGCAAAAATAGCAAAAGTTATTGAACTAGAAGAGGAGGACGAGTAGTGGAAAATAGTATAGAAGAATTAAAACAAAGGCTAGAAGAATTATATCAAACACAACAAGCTAGGTTGGATGTAGGAGCTGATGATTTAGACATAAGAGAAGAAATAGCAGAAGCGGAAGATGAAATTAAAGAATTACAAGCTGATATAAATGAAAAAAATAATAATGGTAACGACACAAATGTCGGTAGCATAGGAAATAGTATAGAAGAAGATATAGAAGAATTAAAAAGGTTACTATATAGAAATGAATTAAGTCAATATGGAAAAAGAAAACTAATAAAATATTATGAGCTACAAGAGAAAGATTATAAAAGAGTATTAAAAGAGAATGAGAGATACAAAAAAAGCGATTATGAAACAATATGTTTAGAGAATAATGAGTTAAGAGAAATAACAGACAGAATACAAAGTGAATACAAAGATTTGCTGAAAGATAATTTTAAATTAAAAAATGAATTAGAAACAAAACGAAAAGAATATCAAGAAACATACAAAGACGTTAGAGAAGAGCTTAAAGAATTAAGAAAAGAGAATGAAGAATTAAGAGCAAAATGGGATAAAGATACACATATATTACAAAATAAATTAGATTATGCAAATGCAGATAGAATTGACTTAGCACAGCAGAATAAAGAATTAAGAAAAGAAAATGAAGAATTAAAAAACAAGTTAAGTTTAAAACAATTTGATGTAAATATTGTTTATAACGACTATTTAGAAAAATTAGATGAATACGAGAGAAATAATATTCCAAAATCAAAATTAAAAGACATAATAGACAGAATTGATTATGATATAAAAAAGACTAAAGAAATAATATCGAAAAATACAAATATTTATGCAAGTTATCGAAAAAATGATTATCAAATAGTAAGGCTAAGAGCAATGAACACAAAATCTTTAGATATAAAAAAGAGATTACAAGAATTACTAGAAAGGAGGAATAACAATGAAATTATATGAAAGAATAGAAAACAATAATTTTGATGAAATAGACAAAAATAGAGCAATTGAATTAATTGAAGGTGGAAATGGACATTTAGTTTATAATGAAAATTATTTTAAACTACAAAAAGAAAATGAAGAATTGAAATACAAAATAAAAGGACAAGAATGTGTAATAGAGACACAAGTACATAATGAAGAAGTTTACGAAAGTATATTTGAGAAATTAGAGAAAGAAAATAAAGAACTAAAAAAACAAGTTAAATCTGATGTAAATACTATATTTTGAAAATAGAGCAAAAGAAATCAAATAAATGGAGGTTAATCTATGGGAACAGAAGATACAATAGAAATGGTAATAATTAAGAACGATACCATAATAAAGAAGAAATTCAGTGTTATAGACGAAGACGAGGTAATAAGTTTTAATTTAGGGAATTTCTTTATAGCACTACGAAAAGAAGATCTTAGAAAATTAATATGAGGAGGTACAAATGAAATTAAGTAAAGAAGATTACAGAGAAGCAAAGAGTTGTTTAAAAAGATACAATTACAATTGCATAACAATAATGAATATTAAATTGGATATAATGGGACTAAATTCATCAGTACTCGATGGCATGCCAAAAGCACCATATAAAGTAACAGACAAGGTATTAAACAGTGTGATACTTTTACAAGAAGATAAAAAATTACAGAAATGCACAAAAGAATATAAAGCAGTGGTACAATCATTACAACTTGTTGATAATTTAGCAAATAAGATTTTTGAGGAAGAGTTTGTGAAGCGGAAATGATAATAAATGGAATGTTATAGATAAGTTACACATAAGCTTAGAGACATATAAGAGAAGAAAGAGAAAACTAATTTATACGGTACACGAAGAATTAAAAAAGTAACACCAAACTTACAGCCATAATGGTTGTAAGTTTTTAAAAAAAATTTTAATAAAACTATTGACATACGTAATAATACGTAGTATAATTATATACAGAAGGGAGGAAAATAGATGCGTGCAAGAGAACTGATAAGATTGTTAGAAGACAACGGTTGGTATAAAGTTTCTCAAAATCGGTTCTCACTTAAAAATGAAAAAACGGACAACAAGTTGAAATAATACCAGTACATAGAAAAGATATACCAATCGGAACAGTAAATACAATCTTGAAAAGGACAGGGCTGAAATAAGCCCTTCCATATACATAGTATTTTATTTTTGGGCATGCACTCCTTTCTAAAATGAAGAAGGTGGTTGAGAATGAAAAAGAAAGTTTATCCTGCTATTTTTAAATTTGATAAGACTGAAAATTGTTATTTAATTGATTTTATTGATTTGAAGGGTTGTAGTACTTTTGGGAAAAGTATAGAAGAAGCGTTTAGTATGGCTCAAGAAGCAATGGGATTATATCTGGAAGACTGTAAAGATTATCCTATAGCTACACAAGAATTAAACAATATAAGATTAAATGAAGATGAATTTATAGCATTAATAGATATAGATATGGAAGAATATTATAAAAAACATAGCAATAAAGCAGTAAAAAAGACATTAAGTATTCCAGAGTGGCTAAACGTTGAAGCGGAAAAGAAAAATATAAACTTTTCACAAGTGTTACAAGAAGCTTTGAAAATAAAGATAGAAGAACTTGATTAATATAAAAATATTTGTTATAATATAAATAGCACGTATCTATTACTTCTATAATAGAGACTGAGAGTGGGTAAAATAAAGAAACCTACTCTCTTTTTTTTATTATAAAAAAAGTGACCTTTTTTTGACCTTTTTTGCTAAAAAAACGTGCTATAATATTAATATCAAGAAAAATAAATATAAACTTTTGCAAGAGTTTTGCGGCGAACGCAAGGCTCTTTTTTAGTGGAGAAGTAATGAATTTGGAAAGGTGTATAAGAACACAATGCAAGACGTGCAGATTTTACAATAAGTGTTTTAAGAAGAAAAATGAAAAAAAGAAGAAAAAAAAGGAAATCTTATAATTGGGAATTTGAAATAGCAAGAGGAAATACAGATAAGTTTTATAATTCTACAGACTTTGATATAGCGAGAGAAAAAGTTCTAGAAAGAGATAAAGGGAAATGTCAATTTTTTTTAGGTAAATGGAATGATGGCAAACATTTTCCAAATAAAATCAAAATAATAAAAGCAGAAATAGTACATCATATTATACCAATTAAACAAAGACCTGATTTAGCATTAGATATTAATAATATGGTAAGTTTAAGTTTTGAAGCACATGAGATTATAGAAGATAGAAATAGATTTAAATATAGAAAAAGAAAAAGAATTACGCAAGAAAGGTGGTAACTATGAAGTTAGAACATTTAATGCAGGCATATAAGATTAATGAAATAGAAGCGGAACTAAAAGAAGAAACCGAGGCAACAGACATAAATGGCAATAAAGAAAGAGCTGGAGTAATTAGCTTTGGCAACGGAATATCTGCAAGTTATTTGTTAGATGATGAAGAAATAGTAGTAGCAATGAAAATATTCTTTAATTGCCTGGCAAGAAATAGTTTTAAAGTTGATGCACAAATAAGTCATGTAATTAAAGTTATAACAGTTATGCAAAATACAATAATGTTATTATCTAATATACCTCAAAAAGAATGTAATATGATATTACAAAGTTTAGGATTATTTGACAATACATTTACACAAGGAAAACAAATACAACACTTAGAACATACTTACAAGATAGAAATAATAGATGGATTATTATGTTTAAGTATAAATGAAAAATAGGAAACCAATACAATCAAAGATAGAATATAAATATAAAGAAATTTAGAAGCGGAACACCCCCATCAAAATCTCGGACTAAAACGAGCTTAAGGAGAGCGGGTGTGTGGTCAAAACTGTTTAATTTTTTAAATTATATCACGTGAAAGGGGGTATAATATGGCGAACACTAAGGAAAATGATGAAATAAAACAAATAAGAGAAGATTTATTAAATCAATTAATAGAACAAAACAAATTTGGAAAACATTTTGAAAGTTTGGTTGAGGACTATATAAACTTTGAGAAGTTAAAAAGAAAAATGCAAGCAGATATTAATAAGAATGGGCTCCGAATAGAGGTTATGACTGGAAATGGATTCATAACTAAGAAGAAAAATGACAATGTTTTAGATATTCTGAAAGTAAATGGCCAGCAACTAAAAATTTTACAAGATTTAGATTTAAAAGCTCCATCACAAACACCGAAAGAAGGTGGAGGAGATGATCTACTGTAAAGAAATAAATGAATATATAAAATTTGTTGAAGATAATCCAAATGAAACAGATGATGAAATTAAATTGTTAATTAAAAATATTGTAAAGCCAACATTGTCGAGAGATGATGTTTTTTTTGATGAAGAAACTTTCAAAAAAGCAATACTATATTGTGAAAAATGGTATTATAAATTATTTCCTTATCAAAAATTTGCTTATGCTTTATTTTTTATGTATGACAAGAACAATTTGGATATAGTTATCTTTCCAGACATCTTAATATTAATGGCTAGAGGGAATGGAAAAGATGGAATGATAATGCCATTAGCAAACTTTTTGCAGACTCATTATTATGGAATTAAGAATTATCACATTGATATTGTCGCAACGTCAGAAGAACAGGCTTTAAATTCATTTAATGTTGTTTACAACATGTTAGAAGACAATAAAGAAACAATGAGAAAATACTTCTATTGGAACAAGACAGAAGTAATTAATAAAATAACTCATTCTACATTAAGATACAACACAGCAAATGCTAAGACAAAAGATGGTAAGCAAACAGGAATGATTATATTTAACGAATATCATGCGTATGAAGATTATAAACAAATTAATGTATACAGCTCTGGATTAGGAAAAATTAAACATGCAAGAACCGTTACAATTACAACAAATGGACAGGTAAGGGAAGGCCCACTTGATGAAAAAATAGCTTTAGCAAACAATGTATTAAATGGTGAACAAAATTTTTTGGGATTATTACCAATTATATACAAAATAAGGGACAAGAAAACAGTTGATGAACCAATGAAAAAATTTTTAGAAACTGGACAGAAAGAAGATATAGATATAACTGCTTGGGTCCAAGCTAATCCTAGTTTAAGATTTATGCCTGTTTTAGAAAATGAAATTATTAAAGATTATTTGAAAATGCAAAAGCAAAAATCATACAGAGTAGAATTTTATTCGAAAAGGATGAATTTGCCACAACAAGATAATGAAGAAACTGTTGTTGAGTGGGAGCTAATTTTGAAAGCATCTTATATTGATGAGGAAAAAGAAATTGAAAGACCAACAGGAGAAATAAAAGGAAGAACAGCAATAGTAGGAATTGACTTTGCATCATTAAATGACTTTGCAAGTGCAGGCTTTCTATTTAAAAGAGATGGAGAATATATTTGGAGACAAAGAACTTGGATTTGTTCTAAAAATAAATTCTATAATGATATTAAATTTCCTTTCCAAAATATTGGACAGGATGGATTTAATGATTTTGAAATAACAAACAAAGAAAGTATAGACGCAAGAGAAATGATAATGTGGATTTTATCAGAAATGAGTAAATATAATGTTAAAAAAATTGTATTAGATACATATAGATACAAATTATTAGAACAAATTTTTAAAGAAATGGGGGTATCAGTGGAAACAAAAGATAATCCTTATGGATTGGTAAGAATGATAAGATATCCTGCAAGTATTGCAGCAATAGTTGCTCCTCGTATTGAAGTTGCTTTTGCAGAAGGTAAAATAAATATAGGAAATAGCTCAATTATGAGGTGGGCGATAAATAATACTTGTGTAAAAACAGGAAAAGATGGAAACAAAAAATATGAAAAAATAGAACCCAAATTAAGGAAGAATGATCCTTTTATGGCTTTTGTGGCAGCAATGAGTGTTCAGGAACTTTTAGATGAAGAAATTATTTATGTTTAGGTGGTGAAGCAATGTTTCTAGATAAAATATTTAAAAATGACAAAGGAGAATATGTAGATATATTAGATGTACTGTTTGGAAAAAACGATTTAGAAAATTATATATATACAATAGCAGAGGCTCATGCAATAGATTTAATAGCAAGCACTATTGCTAAAACAGAGATACAAACTTTTGAAATGCAAAAAAATAAAATTGAAGAAAGTAGAGGAAATTTGTATTGGACCTTAAATATACAGCCTAATTTTAATGAAAATGGAACAAGTTTTTTATATAAATTAGTTTGTAAATTGTTAGTTGATAGTTCAGCACTTGTTTTAATAAATGGCTCTAACAACGAGTATTTATATGTTGCAGATAGATTTAATATTAGCGATAAGGTTCTAAAGGAAAAAGTATTTACAGATATAATGATATCAGATGCAGAAGGAAATTCTATAAGTGCTACAAAGAAATACACAACAGATAACACTATTTACTTTTGTCTAAACAATAATTTGCTAAGAACAGCAGGTGAAAATTTTAAACGAAATACAGGAAAAATACTGAAAGCAGCACAAGGTAGCTTTATAAAAGCAAATACAGGAAAATGGAAATTGAAAAAGCCTGGTGGACAACCAATGTTAATGGATGCAGCAACTGGACAACAATTAGATTTGAAAGATTATAAAGAAAGAATAACAGATGGGTTATTTAAAGAAGATGATGCAGTTATATTGCTATCTGAAATGTTCGATTTAACAAATTTGAATCAAAACAAGGAAAAAAATCTAACGGATTTTGAAAATACATTCTTGAGAATAAGCAAAACAGTAGCTCAAAAATGGAAAATCCCATTTGATGTTTTTTTTGGCGATTTTACAGACAAATCAAATGGCTTGAATAATTTTATAACTTTTGCAGTGGATTTGTATTATGAACTAATAGAAGACGGTTTCAATATATCTCTTGTAGGAAAACAAAGTTATTTAAAAGGTGAATATGTAAAATTTGACAGAAGCACAATTTCTCATAGAGATGTTTTAGATTGCGGAACTGGCATTGACAAATTGACAGCAAATAAATTTAGCAGAAATGAAATAAATAAGTTTTTAAGATTACCTTATATAGATGAGGATTGGGCAAATGAACACGCCCTTACAAAAAATTATGAAAATGTGAAGGGAGGTGCAAGAAGTGAAGAATAAATTTTACAGTTTTGAAAAAGAAAGCGAGAATAGTGCAAATGTTTATATTTATGGAGATATAACATCTTATGAATGGTTTGAAAATGATGTTTCGGCTTGGGGCTTTAAAAAAGAACTTGAGGAACTGGGAGAAATCTCAGAATTAAATGTTCATATAAATTCTTGTGGAGGGGAAACATTTCAAGCTTTAGCAATTTATAATTTATTAAAGAGCTTAAAATCACAAATTAATGTATATATAGATGGAATTGCTGCTTCATCAGCATCTATTATTGCTATGGCTGGAAATAAAGTATATATGCCAAAAACATCATTAATGATGATACATAATTGCTGGACTTGTGTTCTAGGAAATGCAGAGGAATTAAGAAAAATTGCAGATGATATGGACAAAGTTAAAGAGGCTTATAAAGCAGCATATTTGTCTAAAATTAAAATTACAGAAGAAGAACTAGAAAAATTATTGTCTGATGAAACTTATTTGACAGCCCAAGAATGTTTAGATAAGGGATTTGCAGATGAATTAATAGAAACAGAAGAAGATAATACCATTAATCAATATGCTAATAAAGCTATATTCAATCTTGTTAATAAAATAAAGAAACAAGATAAAAAACAAAAAGTTGAACTTAATGAAGAAACAATAAAAGAAATATCAGAAAATGTTGTTAATAGCATAGTTCAAAGCCTAACTAAAGAAGGCGAAAAAACTAAAGAGCTATTAGATACACATCAAGAAAAACCGATTAAAGAAGATGCATGGGCATCTTTTTTTAATACAAAAAATTAAAAAAAGGTAGGTAAAAAATTATGAAAATTAATGAAACAAAAATGAAACAAGCTAGAGAAGATGCTTTAAAAATTCTTCAAGAAACAGAGGACAAATCACAAGCAGTTATTGAAGCTATGGACAAAATTGTGTCAGTTCAACATGAAGATTTAATATCAGAAATTCAAGAACAAGCAAACAAAGCAGAAAGTGATGCTAATTATGCAAAAACATTAGGCTTAAGAAAATTATCAAAAGAAGAAAAAGATTTTTATACAGCTTTAAAAGATGTAAAACAAGCAATAACAGCTAATCAAATTGATATACTTCCAACTTCAATTATTGATGTGACAATGGAAGACGTTAAAAAAGATAGCGGAATACTATCAGACGTAAACTTTACTCCAGCAGACGTTAAAAAATGGATCGTAGCAGAAAAAAGTGGTACTTATGCATGGGGTGCATTAACTGACAGCATTACTGGAGAATTAAGTGCAGAGTTTGAAACATTAAATATGGATGTAAATAAACTTTCAGTTTATTTAGTAATACCAAAAGGAATCAGCGACTTATCGTTGCCATTTGTAGATAAATATTTTACAGCTATACTAAAAGAAGCTTTAAATGATGGATTAGAATATGGATATTTACAAGGAAATGGGGTTAAACAACCTATAGGAATTTATAAACAAATTTCTGCAACAAATTCAGATAAAACACAAAAAGATAAAACAGTTAATACAACATTAACTAACTTTACTCCAAAGGGACTAGCAGCTGCAAAAAAATACTTATTAAGAAATGGTAAAAGGACATTTGATAAATTAGTTTTAATTTGCCATCCAAATGATGAAGCAGATTATGTTGCACCTGCAATATATGATGCTGAAGGAAGAATGATAAGCTCATACAAAAACCTTGTTGTTAAAAGCTCTGCTAATAATCCAGAAGGAAAAGCAGCTTTAGTAATTCCTAAAAAATATACAATGGGATTATCAAATTTTGGAATAAAAAATTATGAAGAAGTAAAAGCACTAGATGATGCTGATGTTGTTATAGGAAAAGGATATGCAAATGGTAGGGCAACAGATGATAACACAGCTTTCGTTTTTGATGTAACAAAATTAGAGGAATATGTTGCTCCTGTAAAAGTTATTGGAACTGTAGAAACAAGTGTAAAGGGAACAGTAACAACAAATACTGAAACACCAGGAGCTTAGATATAAGCTCCTGAATATAAATAGGAGGAATTAAAAAATGGCTTACAAAGTAATTGAGAAATTTAAAGATCTAAAAGACAATGACCATATTTATGAGGTGAATGACATTTATCCTAGAGAAGATATTAAACTTGAAGACATACCTCAAAAAAGAATTAAAGAATTGACAACTAAGAAAAATAAAATAGGCAAAATTCTAATTGAAGAAATTGAAGAGGAATCTGCCCCAAAATAGAAGAATAGAGAGGTGTATAATGAACAATACACAGATTGAAAAATTAATTAAGGAAATTAGATCAGAGCAACATGTTTCGCCAAATGAAGAAGATGAGGTTATAGAAAAGCTAATAAAAGAAGCTGAATTTGATATTAATAGCAAATCTGGAGCTAAAATTGATTATGATGCAGACTTAACAGCAAGAGGCTTGTTAAAGAATTATGCAATGTATAGAAGATTTGGCAGAATTGCTGAATTTAAACAGTTATACGCAGGAGATTATGCTGACTTACAAGCAAAATATTACAAGCCTTCCGACATATAATGATGGAAAACTTAAGCTCTTTGCTATAAAACAAACCCAAAATACTTATCCTGTTGAATATTTAAAAAATATGAAAAAGGAAGTATGGTTTGAAGAATTATCAATATCAGACAAACTTCGTTTTGAAAGCGAAGAAAGAAAAAGAAAGCTCTCTTTGAAAATTAGAATACCTCAAATGAAAGGAATAACCTCTTTAAATGTTGTAAAAATAGGCAATGAATATCACAAAGTTTTTAATGCTTATCACTTTACTAATAATGATGGATTTAAGCAGACAGATTTAACACTTGAGGAATATCCAAGAGTAAAATTGGAGGAAGATTTATGACAAAAAAAGAATTAGTTGAATTACTAGAAAAATTAAAGATACCTATAAAAGAAGGAACGCCGACCGATGAAATTATGGAAGACGAAGTTAGAGTTTGTTTTTGGGATTATTATTGGGAAGACCAAACGGCAAGTGGAAAAGATTATAACACTGTAGTTACTTATCAGATTTCTATAATAGCTGACAGACCAAGACATACGAAACTTTTGAAACTAAAACATTTATTGAATGATATAGAGCTATTTCCTGCGATACAACACGAATATGATCCAGAAACAAGGCGTTGGCATTCATTTTTCTCACTAGAGGTATTAGAAAATGTCTAATGAAGTTTACGGATATAGTGGATTTGAGGCAATGTCTGAAATTTTGAAAAAATATATAGATGGTGCAGACAATGCAGTAGATGTATTAGAGACAGGTGCTAAAGAATTTGTTGGTGATTTGTTAAAACTTCCTAAACCAATTTCAAAAATTAGAAAATCAGGCTACACACACTTAATTAAGTGCTTTGCATATAAAAAGAAAAACAAAGAAGTAGAGGCAGGATGGGGCAAATATTATGGCCCAATACTTGAGCATGGAAGTGTAAAAATGAATGCTCAAGAACATCTATTCCCAGTATGGGATAGAAACAAAGAAAAGTATTATAAAAAAATGCTTACCAAGTTAGGAATAAAAGCTTGGTAATTTTTTATTAAAGGAGGATTTTAAAATGGCAATTAATACAAAAAAGCCTATGGTAAAAGAAACAGTAGGTGCATTATACTATGCATTCAATACACCAGATGATTCTGGCAATTTCACAACAACATATGAAGCAAATGTCACAAAAAGTAATGTAGTAAAAAATATAGGAACTACAGAAAACTCTGAGGTAGCTGTGGTTAGAGCTTCAGGACAAGACTATACAACAGTAAATCAAAACGAAAGTATAGAGATGGCAGTAGAAGTAGTTGCTTTTGACCCAGAAGATTTAGCAAAAATGAGAGGAGATGTTATAGGTACAGCAGGATTAAACCGTTCTGGAAGAACAGCCACAAGACCTTTCTTTGCATTTGGAAAAGTTGTAAAAAAACTAGAAGGAAAATTTGAATTAGCTTGGTACCCTAAATGCCAATTAGTAGAAAATACAGATGATATCGCAACAAAAGAAGAGAGCTTTTCAGAGCAAAATGATACAGTAACTATAAAAGCTTATGCATATAATGACTTAGGAGATAAAAAAACATATGTAAACAATGAAATGTCAAAATTCCCAGAAGGATTAACAGAAGAACTATTCTTTGCAAAGCCAATCTTAGACGATGCAGGATTAGCTGCAGCAATTACACCAGGAACTTAAAAAAAACAAGGCTCTAAAATTGATTTAGAGCCTTTTCTAAAATTATTTAATATAAGAATATAGGAGAAAAATATGGAAATAGAATTAAAAAATGGAGAAAACCTAACTTTAGAAGTAACACCACTTTTATTAGAATATATCGAAGATTATGAAGGTGGAATTGAACAATTAAAAAAAGATGCACAAGGTAATAAAGATAAAAATGGTTATACAAAATCAATGTATGCGACAAATCATATTTTATATTCAATTATAGCATCTAATTATGATGAACCATTAACATATAGACAAGCGGTGAGACTTGTGAAATTAGAAGATGTAGAGCCAATAGTTGATTTTGTGATAAAAAACACACCAGAAGTTTCTAAAACAAGTAATATAAATAATTCTAAACATCGTTTGTAGAAAAATGTCGAAAATTGCGACACATTTTTCTTGTAATATTTTGCTACAAAAGGTAAAATGTAATAAGGAAGGTGATATTATGGAATGCCCAAAATGTAATAAAAAAGTGAGTGAACTAGACGAAAAATGTCCATACTGTGGATTGGATTTTAAAATTTATCAAAAAGAAAAAAACATAAAAAAAGAGAACTACGAAAGTGGCTATAAAACAGTTGCTTTAAGATTTATAAATGCTTTTCAATTAATTTGTTGTATAATAATTGCTTTTGTGAATTGGAGCAATGAAAAGATAATTACAGGATTTACATTTTTATTTAGTGGAATTGTACTGTTTGCATTTATAAAAGGCTTTTCAGATATAATCGATTTGCTAGATAGTATAAATGGTAAATTAGACAACAAGTAGAATATTAAAAAACAATGAGTATCAAACAATAATGAAGTAAGCTTTTGCAGAAGGTTGAACAGCTTGTAAAGTTTGCCACTAGGAGATGAACAAGGATGAATAATAATAATATAGAATCTAAATACAAGATAATAGGATTTATTGCATTTATTATAATTTGCATTGTATTATACTTTTGCATATTTGGCTCTAATAGTAAAGAAAATAATGCAAGTAAAGAACCAGACGAAATAGAATTAATGACTTATGCTCAAATGGTCTTAGAAGATAATTTATATAAACCAGACTATTCAAGTTATAAAGGAGATTACGAATTTATAAAAACAGGATTAAGATATAAAATAGAAGGAAAGGTAAATGGCGAAAAGTTCTGGATGATTATAGAATTTGTAGATGAAACATATGAAGAATATGATTTGATATCACTACAAATTGGAAATAATAAAATATATTAATAAAAAACATTTGCAAATGCAGGTATTTTTTTATTTAGCATCAGATTTACTCTGGTGCTTTTATTATGCTTAAAAAGAGGTGAAAAAAAGTGGGAAGTAATGATTTAAAAAGAGTAGGGCTTATATTTACAGAAGAAGGAGCAAAAGATTTTAAGAAAACTCTTCAAGATATAAATATAGAAATGAACAAGAATTATAATCAATTTAAGCTAACACAATCACAATGGGATAATTCTACTAAATCAACAGAGAAATTAAAAGCACAACAAGAATATTTAACAAATGCTTATGAGATTCAGTCAGATAAAGTAAATGTTTTAAAAATGCAATTAGCTGATTTAGAAAATGCAGAAAATAAAAATACAACAGCTATAAAAAAGAAACAAAATGAATTAACTAATGCAGAAATTAAACTAAAAAATTATGAGAGTAAATTAAAAGATGTTCAAACACAACTTACAAATACAGGTAAAAAACTTGAAGAATGGGGAGAAAAAGTTGAAAAATCAGGAAAGAAAATAGAAAACGCAGGCAAGAAGTTGTCTGCGTTTTCTGCTGCAAGTATATCAGCCTTAACTTTAAGTGCTAAGAGTGCAATAGATTTTGAAGATGCTTTTGCAGGAGTAGAAAAGACAGTTGATGGAACGAAAGAACAGATGGAAGAGTTAAAACAGGGCATTAGGGACATGGCAAAAGAAATACCTTCTTCTACAACAGAAATATCAGCAGTAGCAGAAGCGGCAGGACAGTTAGGAATAAAGACAGAAAACATATTAGATTTTTCAAAAGCAATGATAGATCTAGGAAATTCCACAAATCTTACTGCTGATGAGGCTGCTTCACAGCTTGCAAAATTCGCAAATATAACTCAAATGTCACAAAAAGACTTTGACAAATTAGGATCAACAATTGTTGATTTGGGTAACAAATATGCAACAACAGAAGTGGATATTGTAAGTATGGCCATGAGGTTAGCAGGTGCAGGAAAACAAGTTGGTTTCTCAGAAGCGGAAATTTTAGGGTTGGCAACAGCATTGAGTTCAGTTGGAATAGAAGCAGAGATGGGTGGTTCAGCAATTTCTAAGGCAATGGTAAAAATGCAAAATGCTGTTGAACAAGGTGGCAAAAAGTTAGATACAGTACTAAAAAAGACAGGAATGACATTAAGAGAATTAGAATTGATGTCTGCAAATGATTCGATGGGCTTTAAAGAATTGTCACAAAGTATTGGGATGACAAGCACAGAATTAAAACAATTGATAACAGCAGGAACAAATCTTGAAGACTTTGCAAAAGTTTCAGGAATGACAACAGAGCAATTTAAAAAAGCATGGAAAGAAGATGCTGCAGGTGCACTATCAGAGTTCATTAAAGGCTTAGGAGATGCTAAAAACAAAGGCGAAAGCGCAATTACAATGCTTTCTGAAATGGGGCTAACTGAAGTTAGATTAAGAGATTCTTTGTTGCGTGCAGCAAATGCTGGGACCCTGTTTAATGATGCAATAAATACAGGAACACAAGCATGGAAGAATAATACAGCATTAACAAATGAAGCAAATAAAAGATATGATACTCTAAAAAGTAAAATAAAAATAGCAATTAATAAATTAAAAGATATGGCTATTACTCTCGGAAACAAACTAATGCCATGTATTGAAAAAGTAATAGAAGGACTTGGAAAATGGATTGATAAGTTTAGTACATTGTCAGATAAGCAAGTGAATATGATAGTAAAAATAGGACTTATTGTTGCGGCAATAGGACCTTTGGTTACGATAATTGGAAAAGTAACATCAGTAATAGGTGGAACAATAAAAGGAATAGGGACTTTTACTCAAGCAATAGGAGTAGCAAGAGGCAAAATAACATCTACATCTGAAGCAGTTAATGGATTGGCAAAAGTGTTTGCTGTAGTAACGAGCCCAGTGGGATTAGCATGTACAGCAATAGGACTAGCTGTTGCGGGAATTGCTATTGCTGTTAATGAAAGTCAAAAGAAAACTAAGGAAGCTTTCGAAAATATGAGCGAAGGGGTATCAGATTTTTATAATGGTTTAAAGAGTGCGGAGGGATATTTAGACAGTTTTAATACAACGATGTTTGCAACTAATGAAGAACAACAAAAATTACAAACGCAAATGGATGAAGTACAAAAAGGAATAACTGATATTTGCAAAACTGCATCAGATGAACGTAGAGGGTATACACAAGAAGAAATAACTCAATTAGATGAATATTTTAAAAAATTGAGAGAGCTAAAGGACAGAGAGATACAAATTCAACAACAAATCGCAGGAGCTATAACTCAACAAGCAGTAACAAATGCAGAAACTTTTCAAGGCAGTCTAGATGAGTATAAAGTACAATCACAAGAATGGATTGCAACAGCACAAAAACAGTCAGAACAAACAAAACAACTTATAGAGCAAGGAACAATAGAAGAAGTTGCTTTATTAAATCAAAAATATGGAGAACATGCAACAATGCAAAATGAGGCTTATGTTACTGAATATAATAATATAATGGCACAAAAACAAGCAAAAATAGATGTAGCAAATGCAGAAGTAGCAGAAGTATTAGAAGCATATACAAAAGGATATGCTGAAAGAGCAAACCAAGATGGCGATTTCGCAGAACATATAAAACATTATAACTGGGAACAAGAGCAAGAGGAGAATAGACATAATGAGACAATAAATAGTATACAGAATAATAAGCTTTTGAATACATATAATAAAAACAAGGCTATACAAGCTGAAAATTATAGGCATACAGACGAAGAAAAAAGAATCTGGGAAAAAATGTATAAAAATATGTCTAAAAGTGAGGCAGAACAACTAGGAGTTTGGCTTGCCATGTTGTCGAATACAGAAATGTATGGTGGGGATATATCTAAAGAAAATCAAAAAATGGTTGATACTATAATGAAAAGTTATAGTGTTATGCCAAAAGGCACAAAAGATGCAATGAAAAATGCAATGAAACCGATGCTCGAAGAAATGGAAAAAAGCGAGCCTTCTTTATTTACAAAAGCGAAAGGAATTGCAGATGGAATATTGAACCGATTAAGAAAAGCTTTTGACATTCATTCTCCGTCAAGGAAAACAAGAGCAATATTTAAAAATGTGATGAAGCGGAATGGAAAAAGGAATAGAAACAGAAGAAAGTAATTTATACAAGCAAACGGATAAAGTAGCTGAGCATGTATTGGATTCTCTGGATTCAATTAATTCTGATGTTAATCTTAAATTTAAACGTACTGGAGATCTTAGCGCGAATATAGACTATAATAAATTATTTAATATATTGTATTCTGCTTTCATTAAAGCGTTAAATTCTTGTAAATTAACATTAGATGAAGATGGTTTTGCAAGGATAGTTAAAAATGAATTATACGAGGTGCTATAATGTTTAAATTTAAAGGAATATCAAATACAGATATGCAAGTTATAATTGAAGAAGAAGAACATTTTTTAGCTAAAGCTTCACAGAAATATGAAGTTACAGAAATAGAAGGAAGAGATGGTGCTATTTTTGATGAATTAGGTTATTCTTATATTGAAAGACCTATTTATGTGCAATGTTTGAATCCTAACAAACTTGATGATATCCTTGCGTGGCTAGATGGTGAGGGAGAGTTAGAATATAAAGGAAGAAAAACGAAAGCAAGATTTTATGCGGAATTAGAACCAAAAAGGACAGCAGGAATCAAAATTATTGATACTAATTTTATCAGAGCTCCATTTTGGGAGAAAGCTGATGATAATTATATAGTAGTTACAAATAATGTTCAAAACGAAGGAAATAAAACAAGCAGACCTATAATAAGAATTGAAAAAGGTTCAAGTGATAGTATTGAATTAACTTTAGGTGATGTTAGGTTTAAATATACGTTTAGTGAAAATGATACTTATGTAGAAATAGATTGTGAAGAAAAAACAGTTGTATACGAAGGCCTTAATAGAAGCAGAAATCTTGAAATAGGATACAAATACCCAAAATTAGAAGTAGGAAACAATGCAATCGTAATACATAGTGGCTCAGCTACTGTCAAAATAAAAAGAAAGGACAGATGGCTATGATTAAAATATTTAATGCAACTGATACAGATTTTAAAACAGCAGGAAACATTATTATTAATCCTTTACATTGTCATGAAATTAAGAAAAAGTCTTTAAATGGATGGTATATTGAAGTAGAAATCCCAATTAAATATAAAGAGTATATAGAAGCCGATAAGCTATGTGTAGTAAAAACAAAATCTAAATTAAAACCACAAGCATTCAGAATAAATGATAGCATAACATATACGAATAGAAAAATAAAATTCACAGCTGAACATGTAATGTTTGATAGTAGAAGATATGTACTTTTAGATGTAAGACCAACTAATTTAAATGGCCAGAATGGGTTAAAATATGTTAATGAAAGGACTGATAAAACCAGTCCTTTTTCTATTGACTCAAATGTTGAAAACGTAAGTACAGCATATTTCATAAGAAAGACTTTATTAGAATCTTGGCAAGTATTTGAAGAACGATGGGGAGGAGTATTTGAAGCAGACAACTGGGATATTAGTTTTAAACAAAGCATAGGAAAAGATAATGGCGAAACTATTGTTTACGGTAAAAATATGCAGGGATTTGAGATCTTTGAGGACTGGTCTAATGTATGCACAAAAATTTTACCAGTTGGATATGATGGACTTTTATTGCCTGAAATATATTTAGAAAGCGAAACGCAATACGAAATATCGTATACAAAAATAGTAGATTTTCAAACAGATTTAGAAGCAGAGGAACAAACAGAAACTAATCTATTAGTAGAGTTAAGAAACAATGCAAGCAAATATTTAAAAGAAAATTGCGTTCCTAAAGTTAGTTATACAGTAAATTCAAATGTGAATAATGAGTTAGAAATAGGGGACACAATAAAAGTTTTACATCCTTTTGTAAATATTTTTACAGAGGTTTTAGAATATGAATATGATCTGATTTCTGAAAAAGTGAAGTCGTTGACTTTTGGAAATTACACAAGAGATGTCAAAACAAAATTTAACAATATAAAAAATACTATTGAAACAATTAAACAAACAGTATCAAAACAAGAGATAACTATAAAAAAACAAACAAATTTGATTAATTCTCTAAATAAAAATGGATATGTTTATATAGATGATAATGAAATTTTAATACTAGATAAACTTCCAAAAGAACAGGCTAAAAATGTCTGGAGGTTTGGATTAGGAGGTATAGGATTTAGTTCAAAAGGATATGAAGGACCTTTCGAAACAGCTATTACAATGGATGGGCAAATAAATGCTAAATTTATTACAACAGGGACAATGGCTGTAGCAAGAATAGAGGGTTTGGCTAACTTTATAACTGAAACGAGTTCGTCAATAACCAAAATTGAATTAGAACAAGGAAGAATAACTAGTAAAGTATCATCAGTAGAGCAATCAGTAGAGAGCATAACCAAAATAGAAGGTACAGCAGAAGGAAAGAACATATATATAGATGATGCATCTGCGGAACCATTAATAGATATAATGCTAGAGGGCGAGAGCCAACAGGCAGCAAGCCCTAGCCCAGATAATCTAAGCAAAATAGAGAATTTGGAGGGAAAGAACAAAGTTAAAGAAATAAATTGGAAACAGATGCCAAGTATATCAACAGGAGCAACTATAACAAATGTAAACGGATATGGAACAGATTATATTGACGTTGATAATACAAAACAATACATTTTTAGTTATCTTGGAACATCAGGTTCTAAATATATTGTATATTATGATAAAGACAAAAACTTTTTAGGATATGATACTGAAATACAAATAAATAACTTTGCAAAATGGAATGAAACAGGATATGTACGTTTAAGAATAGATTGTCCTCAAGGTTCTGTAACAGCCTTTCAGTTAGAAGAAGGCACAGTAGCAACAGGTTACGTACCATATAATTCTCTAGAGATAAAAGATGTAGGAAAGAATCTATATGCAGGAAATGAAATAACAATAAATGGCACATATTCTTCAAATACATCTGTTAATTTAGGCTCAAGATATTTAAGTGAAGGAAATTATACTATTAGTTTGACTAATAGTTTACCAAACAATAGTTATATATATTTAGGTGCGAATGGTTCAATAGCAACGGCTATAAGAAACAAAGCAACTTTTACATTAACAGAAGAACAAAATGTTCCAATGCGACTAGTTGTTAAAGCTGGAACATATAGCAACTTTACTACGAAGATAATGATAGAAAAAGGCATGGTCGTAACAGACTACGAACCCCACCAACAACAAACAGAATACTTCCCATTATCAGAAAGACAAAAGCTATACAAAAACTCTTATTTGGCAGATGATGGAATACATCATAAGAGGAAACAAGTCGTGCTGGATGGGACAGAAACAGGTTGGTATACGCTTGCAAACCAAACTGGTACAAACACCTCATATTTCGCTATAGCTAAAAGTGATATGAAAAAGGCGAGCATATTAATTTGTGATAAATTTATAAATCGAGCCACTTGGAATACTGATGAAGAAGCCATTCAAAGTATTATAGATAATTATATAAGATTAAGAATAAATACTAGCAGGGCAAGCACGGTTGCAGAGTTAAAAACTTGGTTATCAAATAACCCTATAACCGTAGAATACGAGCTAGCCGAAGAAGAAATAGTACCTTACACAGAAGAACAGAAAGAAGCGTGGGAGAAATTAAGGCATTTTACATTATTTAAAGGTATTAACAATATAACAAGTACAGCAAATGCGAAAATCACATATGTTAGAGATAATGGGTTAAGCGACACATACGAAACCAAACGAAACGTAAAAGAAAATCACTACACAAAAAGTGAAACAGACTCGAAAATAAGTCAAACAGCAGACTCTATCAAAGAGTCAGTCAAAGCAATAAACGAACAAACACAAGAAAAGCTTGCAACATTGGAGCTAGCCAATCAAAGTTTAGAGTTCGCTACTAAAAGAGTAGGCGGAAACAATCTAATCAGAAATAGTGCAATGATTAATGATAATAATTTTTGGTTAGCACACGCTAAATATCCATATCAAGAGTCAGATACACCACCTGACAATCCTACTGAAGGAGCATACTGGTATTGTACTGCCAATAGTGGAAGTTACATAGAAAATCAAATGTATGTGTACAACAGTGGTTGGCAAGTATCAGAACTGTCAAGAAAATCATTGTTAAGTGCTCAAAACTACTTCGCTTATACAACTTCTAACGAATATTGGGCAAACGGCAAAAATGCTAATGAAAATACACTGAGTGGACGAGTTATTAAGCTTGATGGAAGACAAGACTATACAGTATCACATATATTCAATATCACAGAACCTATTACATTGAATCAAAATGAAAACAAAATGGCAATATCACACTTCATAAAAAACAGTATAGTACAAGGAAATGTCTGCGTAGGACTAATGTTCCTTAATGAGGCAGATTTTACAGAAGTAGAAAAACCTTACTCATTGTATGAGCCTGGTATTATACTGACACCAGATGATTTAAAAGATTTAACTAAAATAGAGCAAATAATCGAAATACCTAAGAAATCAGATTTTATTCCTGTAGTTGTAAGTAACACAGCACCTACAGATACAACTAAGAATTGGTTAGATACAACGATATACTTAGTTAAAAAATATAACTCGCAAACATCACAGTGGGAAATATTAGATACAAAAATGTCATTATATAACGAGAGTTCAAGAGAAGTTTGGACTTATAGATATTTCTACGGATTCTATTATCAAACGCCAATAATATACGATACAGCAGAAATCAAGAGTTGTTATGTGGCATTAACATTTTATCCTGCATTCGCAGTTTACACAGGAAATGTAGAGCCTACGCCTTACAAAGGGCTATATTGGAATAATAAAACAACAAATTTAGTTAAGAGAGCAAAATACGATGGTACCACCTTTGTAGAGTGGGAAACACTTGATATTCCAAGTAGTTTATTACCAACTGGTGCTAGTTTAGGTGTTGAACTATTTGATTACATAGTACCAATAAAAGGATTCGTTGAAATTGCTGATTTAAAGCTTGAATATAACACTATGTGTACTCAATGGACTCAATTTCCTGGGGAAGTTTATGGCAAGAATTATAAAATGGACGAAAAAGGATTTTGGATCCAAGCAAATCAAAATACTATGTTTATAGATGAGGACGAAATCCTGGCGACATATAAAGGAATAAATATATTTCAAATTAATAAAGACTTAGCATATTTCTACAAAATACAAGCAACAGATAGTATAGAAGTAGGAAATTATTTCTTGAAAACTCAACAAATTAATTCAAAGAATATGCTGTTACTTTATTAAAAAGGGGGATCATATGGCAGTATCAAGTAATATATCAATAACACAAAACTCACAGAATATAGCAAACAATAAAACTAATATAACTGTTAGAGTACAAGTAACAACAACGGGAGGCTCATATAATGGATATTCTAAACCAGGTACTTGTACAATAGACGGAACACCATACGATTTTAGTCATAATATACCTCAAAATTCAACCACAACAATCTTTGAAAAGACATTAGACGTAATACACAATAATCAAGGAGAGAAAACCGTTTATGCTAGTTTCTCGTTTCAAACAGGTATATCAGCAGGAACAATAACTGGGTCAACATCCAAGAAATTAACGACAATTCCTAGAACTTCCGAAGTAAGTTTAAGTAAAAAGAATTTCAATATTGGCGAAACTATAACAATATATACTAACCGAAAAAGTGCTAGTTTCACGCATACAGCAGTCATCAAATTTAATGGGCAGACAGTTAGAACACAAACAGGAATAGATGCTTCATATAGTTGGAATACAAATGAATTATTTGCTAAAATTCCAAATCAAAATCAGGCTAATGGTACAGTGGAACTTACAACTTATAGTGGTGGTACTAGAATAGGAACAAGTACAGTTAATTTTACAGGCTATGTAGTAAATAGCGACCCAGTGTTTAATAGTTTCGATTGCGAAGATACAAACACTGTGACTAAAACTTTAACGGGAAGTAATCAAAAGTACATACGAAAATATAGTAATTTAAAAGTAACAATAACAAGTGCAAATAAGATGACTACCAAGAACAGTGCTACACCTAAATATTACAATATTGTGGTTGGCAATAAAATCGAAAAATTAGATTATTCAACATCAGAAATTTCAAAGACTATAAATAATATGGACGACAATACAGTAACAGTTTTTGCCGTTGATAGTAGAGGAAATCAAAAAGACAAAACAAAAGCATTAGATATTGTTGAATATTCCGAAACTGTTTTACAAAGTGTTAAAATTGAAAGAAAAGAAGGTGTAGGGGAAACAGTCTTAATAAGTTTATCTGGCAAATATGCAAATATTAATTTTGGAGCCAAAACCAACACAGTCAAAAGCATTCAATTTCGAAAAAAGAGCAAGACAGAGACCGAATTTGGCAGTTGGGTTGAAATAAAGCAATTGGTTACAATAAACACTGAAAACGGCATATTTAGCTGTGACTCAAAAGAAATTACAGGACAAACTTTCACTCTAGGTACAGAGTATGATATAGAAGTTCAAGTTAAAGATGAATTGAGTTCAGACACAGAACCAGTATCTCTTAATAGTGGAAAAGTGCTACTTTCAGCACTAAAGAATAAAGGAATTAGCGTTGGGGGAATATATGATGAAAATTTAGGAGGACCATTACAACTAGACAACAAGAACGTTATAGATTGGATAAATGGTAAGCAGAATAAAGTCATTCAAAAAGTTTTATGGAGTGGGATTCAATATATGACAGCAGACCACACAATAACTTTATCCGAACCAATCTCTCAACAAACAAGTGGTATTGTACTAATTTTTAGTGCTTATGATAGCGGGGCTAAACCGTATAATTTTCATTGCTTTTTTGTTCCAAAACAATTTGTATCGTTATACAACGGTAGAGGTATGTATTTCTCTTTAGTAGACTTTGACCCTGCTAACGATGCAAGAAAATATTTGTACATAGAAGACACTACTATTCAAGGTAATGCGAATAATGGAGGCGTACATTATAATCTTAATAATTCAAAGTTTGTTTTAAGGGAAGTAATTGGAGTATAACTGCCATTTATGAGTAGGAGGTGAGAAGATGCAAGATAACACAATAATGCTAATTATGGGTTTTATAACAACGATGATTCCGATTTTTACTGTAATTGTAAAACTTAACAATACAATAACAAAATTAAATGTTACAATTCAGGTTCTATCGGACCAAATGCATAAAGGCCAAGAAGATAGGAATAAGATACATAATCAGCTTAATAATCACGAAACAAGAATATCAATTTTGGAAAATGAAAGGAGGGAAAGATAAATGGATTTATCGGTATTAACACAATATTTAAGTATAGTAGTTGTTGGAATATGCCTTTGTGTAGGTTTTGTTATAAAAAATAGTAGAATTTTTCTCTCTCGCACAAGATGAATAGAAGCCCGTTAAGGGATAGGAAAACGCCGAAAACCCGCATGAACACTACGTTTTTGT